CTCGTCGGACCAAATCTCAGGTATAAAAACGGCAGCGGTCGTGTTCGTGACCTGTGGGGTTGGATATGCCATTTTAATTTCCTCTCTATATTGTTTTTAAATGACTCGCCCTTCTTGATATGCTAACATTATCTCATCAGATAAGGAATCATATTTGTCTGGGTCTGTCTGCATTAGTTTAATAATATCGCTACGTCGATATTTCTTTTTAGAGACAGGTTCGTTATTTCCTTTGCTTCCAACACTAGCTGCTTTCAATTGATTATCTTTATCTATTTTACTAGCTTCTGCAACCTTAGCTACTCTTTCCTGTTTATCAGTCCAGTTACTAAGTAATTCTTTAGCAGAATCATAATCAAAATGTACTTCAGCTCTGTTGTATAACTCGGAGCGAACTTTAGAACCATTTATCCATTCAGCAAAGTTAGGGTCTTGAACAATCTTCTCTAGGTCAGGATACTCAGCATTCAGTCTAGTCAATGTAGCAGTACGCTTCATTTGTTTAGCTGCATCTTGAGCTTCCTTAATAGCAGGATGATTATCAATTTGTCTATTAACATGCTTACCAGGGTTCTCAGCGAACTCTTCTGGATTTGGTTCTTCTACCTCAGTCTGTGATTCTTTCGAAGTTTGTGTAGAAATAAAGTCATCAACAACTTTCCTAAGTTCACCTACTTCAGAGCCTTGCTTACCAATAAGTTTTTCAGCTTGTTGGTGCATTTCTGCAATCTCTTTAGCAGACTTCCCTTTATACTTCTCTGGTAAGTCATCTTCTTCTTCTGCAACTGCCTCTTCCTGTACAACTGGGTCTTCCTTGATTGGTGTAAGCTCTTTCTCAAGTTGTGCCTCTACTTTTTCTTGGTTCTCTACCTCTGGTTGGTCAGGTGCAACTGCTTCTTCTACTTCTTCTATTATATCAGCCATATTATTCTCCTGTGCTTAAAAGCATTATAGGGAGATAACTAAGGAGACTAACCCTCACTTACCTCTAGTTAAAGTTATTGCTCTTGCTTTTCAGTAAGAGCGTTATGTTTCTTCGCCCATTTTGCATGTGCATCGGGGAAGTCACCAGATATGCCTTCTAACATTATGGTAGGAGTACTTATAAGTTTCCTAGACTCTTTACCACATGTTGGACAATCTGTTGTTGTAGTGTATTCAATTATCTTTTCAAATACACCACAATCCTTACATTCAAAATCAAACAGTATCTTCATTCTTTAAATCCTGATGTGCTTGTTCTGAAACATCTTTTAAATTAATTAACCAGTTCATGATTCTTAATTCACCTTTTCTAGCAAATAAAGTTTTTTCATCTTGTATATCTTCTACTTTAATACTAGCTTTTATCTTTTCTACATCTTCTACTAAATCTTTCCATCCTTTAGTAGTAAACATTGTAAATCTACTTTCATAATACTCTTGTAATTCTTTATCCATATATATATATTATACCATATTATTAATCAAAAGTCAAGCTTTATTTTGTTTCTGTTGCATTTGCATCTTGACTATATTAGAATTTTCCTTCATATCTTGCTCTTTAATCTTAAGCTCTGCTTCTTTTAACATCAATTCAGCAGTCTTAACTCTACGCTGGAATTCCTTCTCTTGTTCATCTGACTCACTAGGTAAGTTAGTTGCAAGAGCTGTCATCAGTTTAGCTTGTATTTCTTGTGGCATCATTTGTGCATCTACTTGATACTTCTGTGCTTGTGCCATATTCTCTTGAGCTTCAGATTGAGTAAGCTGTAATCCTGCTTGTATCTGAGCTTGTTGCATTTGTTGTTGCTGTTGTGCTTGTTGCTGTGCTTGTTGTTGACTAGCTTGTAATTGTTCTTGTATATTAGCTTTATTATCAAGACTAGAGTTTCTAACAATACCATCTAATAACAATGGTACTACAGGACTGTTAGGTCCTAGAGTTTTAAGTAAGTTAATGAACTGTACTTGTTCTACTTCTTTAGCTAGATTACCTAAAGATGAATTAGCTACAAACTTATAATCTGCTACTGGGAATTGCTCAGGAGCAAACTGCATAAATCTATGTGCTACTTTAGTAATGAATGGAACCAAGAAGTTGTCTTGGAAGTTCACTAGTGTACGTTTATTCTTTTTAAGTATGGTAGCTAGGGTTACAGAGAGTTCTCCTCCTGTAGGCTGCTTAACGTCGCTTTGAGTATCTAAAGTATTAGTAGCTTGTAGTAACATCTTTTGGAATGCTTGTGCAGTTACTAAATTAGATTCTTCTGTTACACCAAACTTAAATGGTTGTAGTATTTCTTGTGGAGAACCATTTGTTAAGATTGTTTTACCTGGTCTAATCTCAAACTTAGCTCCTCTAGGTAAACGTGTTGCATCCATACCCATCATAGGTGCTGTAGTTAAAGCTAGTGAATCTAGGTGTGCTCTTAGTTGTGCATCAATAGCTTTTTGCATATTGTAGCCTTTTTCTGCTACTCCTCTACCCCAGAATCTCTTAGGTACAGTATCATCTTGATATGCAACTAATGGTCTATCTTTCATCATATATGGACTTCTTTCTGCTTTAAGAAGTACATCATCATTACCTATTACGACCATTGCCTCTACTAAATTGCCATATTCTTGTAATATGTCTCCAGTTCCTTCATATGACTCTCCACTTTCAGGATTATCAATTAATTTCTCTGGAACTAGACCATAATACCTTACAATCTTAATTCTATCTTGGTCATACTCCTCATCTATCCAAGTTTCTTCTAAATCAAACTCAGATGAAGCATTTCCACCTAAATCTGCTTGTAAATAAACTCCATCTTCCATATTTTTAGCAACATGGTGAGAAGATACAAATTCTTCAATAGCACAACCCATTGCATCGTTTACTGTAGTAGCATTAGGGTCGATAAGGAAGTTTTGTGGACTAACTGGGTTAAGTGTTATAGAAACAGTGTCTTTTTCTTTTGTTCCGACCGCTACAGATTCTACATCTTCCATAACTTCTGTAGCTGGAACTAGTTCTTTTTGTTTACGAAGTACAACTTCTCCAATACCTGTACCATATATAGAAGCAAGTAAGATAATATCACCTACTGCTTTGCGTAATCCTGTCTGTTTAAAGCACTGACGCATATAATTCTGCATATATTGTACATCTTTAGCGTCCTTATCCATAAGGTCGTCATCAATACTAAACAAATCATCACCATTTCCAAAGACACCTTCTTCAATCTCTGATGCATGGTTCTCAATAGCTTCTTGTAATACAGGTGAGACTAGTCTACTTCTTTCAGACTCTCTTAATCTGTCTGCTGAATCCCATTCACCTCTCCATAGTCTTTCATATTCTTTCCATTTCTCTAGATAGTTGTCATCTCGACTATCTCTCCAGTCCATTAGATGTCCTTGTATCCAAGAAACTAGCTTATTTGATGATTCATGCTCTGCCATTGTATAATCCTCTTAGTTAATAACCAGAAACCATGTCTAAGGCTTCGTATTCTTCTTCTATATCTTCAAAAGACATTTCTACTTGTGCTATTTGTTGTATATAAGCTAAGGCATCTACCAAGTCATCATGTAGTTGCCTATTAGGGAAGTTAACTAGTTGGTCTATAAAAGGAGTATTCCAATCTCCTCTCTCTAGTACAATCTTCCCGTTTTCAAATAGCCCTTGTAACGACCATATAATTCTTTCACTCTTTCTTCTGTTACCATGATTCAGGTCTTCTATCCTGAAGTACATGTTGTTCTCTCTCATTAAATCATTTAAGTAAGGTGCTGCTGCATTCTTAAGAGAACCTTTCTCAATACCTATCTTAGAAGGCATATAGTTCTGTACTGCTTTAAAGATTTCTCTACAAGTTTCTTGTATGTCCCATCTTCCGTGTCTTATTTCTTTGACCCACCATCCTTCTTGGTGAACTTTAACGATTGCAATAGCTGTCTCATCCAGTTTTCTATTCTTGTTACCTGCTTCTTTATCCACAGACACAAATCCAGCCAAGTCGACTGCAATGTAGTAACGACCATCTTCAGGTTCATCTTCTTCTTCTCCATATT